CGGCGCTGGCCTGCATATCGTCGGGCAGGCCCGCGATCGCGCCATCAAGGATCGCGGCGATTTCCGCGCGGTCCGGCATAGGCCATTCGATAACCGTCGCGTGGCCTGCCAACTCCGGGGGGACTTCGCCCGACGGCGACAAGACGATGATCGCCTGCGCGCGATCGCGCGGCGCGACGGGCAGGGAGCGCGCAAGGTTGCGCAGTTGGCGCAGCGTAACCGCGCCCGACGCGCCGCCAAGCCACGCCGGCAGATCGCGCATAATCCAGACGCCGCGTTCGTCGCCGTTGACGGCACGGCCCGCGATCGCGGTCAGCATCGCTGCCGGATCGTTCAATTCGCCATTGCGCCCGAAAGGCGCGCCGCTGATATCGGCGGCACCTTGCGCAACGTCCCAAGTCCGCGCGACATAATGCGCGCCTGCGGCAGCTTCAAACAGCGCACGCTCAACCCGCGCCTCTTCGCGCGTGACGATCCACAACAGGGAATTCCGGGCGCGCAGCAGCGCCGATACATCGGCAGCGGCGCGCGATCCATTGTTAGCTTGATTCATGTTCGATTGCTCCTGTAAGGCCCGGGCGCGGCGCGCCCGGGAAATGCGATTAGACTACGGATATCCGTAACCGTCAAGCGATCAATGCGACGCCGCAAAGCGCCATGCCTGCGCCTGCCACGCGCGCCGCCCATGCCGGCAGGCGGGCACCGATCGCCACGCCTGCCCCATGCAGCAGGCCCGTCGCCAGCAGCAGGCCCGGCAGCGCCAGCGCGCCCAACTCCGTACCGTGCGCGTGCCCGTGCAGCAGGGCAAAGGCAAACACGATGCCAGCGCCCAGCAGCGGGCCCGGGCGCAACGCCAGCGCCACGGCGAGCCCTAGCGCTATGACGCTAGCGCCTATGCCCGCTTCAACCCCGGGAAGGGGCACGCCGGCAGCGCCCGCGATCGAGCCCGCGAGCATCGCCAGCAGGAACGCGCCCGGCAGGACGTACACCGCACGCCCGCCCATGCGCGCCGACCATACGCCGACGGATACCATCGCCAGCAAGTGATCCGCGCCCGACAGCGGATGCAAAAAACCGATCAGGATCGTTTCCATCAATGCCCCTTGTGCCATGTTTGACCGCCATCGTGAGAATGCAGACCTTGCCCGATCGCCTGACGATCGATGCCCCGGCCCGCCATCTGTTCAGCCTTCGCGATCGCCGCCTTTGCCAGCGGCGATCCGCTCACCATGATGCGACGGTACGCGCAGGCATCGGTTACGCCGTCGCGATCCTTCGCGTCGATGCCATCGAACGCCACGCCCCCATTCGCGCCAACGCGGGCCTTAATGCGGCCCGCGATCAGCCCGGCAGCGAAGCGATCGACAGCGCTGCGGACTTCGGCGATCCGCTCGCTGATCGTCTGCTGCGGTTTTAACTTTGTGTCGCAGGGCATGATCGCTACTCCAATTCGATCGCGACGACGGGCAGCGCGCCCGACAGATCAACGACGGCGGGCGCATCAAGGTCTAGCGCCCGGGCGCTGGCGTCATGCTCGATCAGCAGCGGCGCGGCATCGTCAAGGTCTAGGAACGTGGTACGGGCCGTCGCGATCTTGCGCGCGACTTCGCCATCGATCGCCAGCGCTGCGACTTCGCCTGCCTTCGTCGCCTTGACGACGGCGCGGGCGGTCTTGCGCGCCGCGTCGATAACGTCCTGCACGCGGGCCTTGCCTTCGTCGGACAGCATCGTTGCGATTTCCTGCGCGCGGCGCGCTGCGTCGCGGACCTTTGCCGGATCAAGGTTTGCAACGCCCGACTCCATCAGACTCAGAATGTCGCGTAACTCCGCCTTGATGGCGCGGGCAGCTTCTACGTCGTCCTGCGCGACGCGCCCGGTGATGACGTACAGGGAAATGCGAGTGATCTTCGCCGTCGCATTGAAGGCATCGATTTTGCTGCGCGCTTCGGCAATGGCAGCGTCCAACTCCGCCGCCTTCGCTTCCGGGCACAAGTAACCGAAGGCAGTAGCGGCGCAAATCTTCGCGACGGTGTACGTCGCCTCACGCCGCACCGATGACGCTAGCGCGTGCTCTGCTGCATCGGCAATCGTGCGCTCCGTCTCCCATTTGGCAAAGCGCGTTTCGTCGGCGATCAACTGATCGGCGACGATCGTGCGCTTGACGTATGACACGTTCCCGCGAAGGGACGTTTTCAGCCCTACCAGCAGGCCCGGGCGTAGCGTGTTCGTTTCCATTGTGGCGTCTCCAAAAAGGTTTAGTTGCTATCGGGCACTGTCGCCCCGTTAGCGCTTTGCAGCATCGCAAAGCGCTAACAGAGTCGGCGCTTAGGCGACGATATAGTTATGCGTCTCTGTCAGCGTCATGCTGACGCTGTACTTATCGCCGAAGGATTCAGCAATGGCAGCGTGCTTTGCGAACGCTTCGTCGGCGGTGCAATCGCGCAGATCGATATCGCAATACCAAGCATAGGCCAGCGCGCCATCAAAATTCTTTTGCCCGGTCTGCTTCGCTACGTTGATCCGATAATGTCTCATGTTTGATACTCCAATTTAGTTAAGGGGTACGACAGAGCAGATAGTAATACGGATATCCGTATGCTGTCAACAAATAAATTGCAAGGTGCAAGGCCAATCGGCAGGCCCGGGCCGGGCCTTGACCTTACGTTAGGCCGTAGTTAGGATTGGGGGACTATGACATTCACCCAACTGGTAAGGCATTACGGCGGGCTCACCGCCGCCGCCCGGGCGCTACAGCGCCCGATAACGACGGTTTCAACGTGGCGCGACGGTATCCCCCGGGCGGTCCAATATGAAATACAGGTATTGACGCGGGGCAAATTGCGTGCCAACGGCAAGGCATCCGCCCGCCGCGTATCCCTGACGGCATAAGGGGCATTCGCCATGCCGGCGAAACGATGGCGACTGCCGGCAGCGCCCGGCATTGCAACGGGGCAGAGCATACGTCTGGAAAGGCGCGCGCAGGCCCCCAGCGAGCCCGCCACGCCGCGCGCATCGCATCCGACGAAGTATCCGGGCGTGCAAGCGCTGTTCCGCGCGCTCTCGCTGCCGATGCCCGTCCCCGAATACGAATTCGACGCCGCGCGGCGCTGGCGCTTCGACTTCGCATGGCCCGGCCTGCGCATCGCGCTAGAGATTGACGGCGGGCTATTCGACGGCGGCGCGCATACGCGCGGCCCGGCGATCGTCGCAGCGCACGCCAAGCTAAACGCCGCCGCGACGGCGGGCTGGCGCGTGTTCTATTGCACGCCGCAATCGCTGCGCCACGCGCCCGCGATGATGGAAAGCGCGCTCCGTCCCCCGTAGCGTTTCACATGAAACAATACACTCCGAAGGATACCCCTAGGGATATCCCCGGGGGATACCCCGAAGGATATCCATCAAACCGACAGAGCAGGCAACATGAAGCGCCCCTCATTCCAATTTTATCCGCGCGAATGGCTCGCTGATCGTGAACTTCGCAGTACAAATCTCGATGCGCGCGGCCTATGGATCGATCTACTTGCGATCATGCACGATTGCAAACCTTACGGGCATCTGGCGCTCAATAATGCGCCAATGACCGACGAACAGGCCGCACGCGCCGCACAAGTAACATTGAAGCGCTACAGAAAAGCAATCAAGGAATTGCTCGCAAAGGGCGTAGCGCGCAAAAACGATCACGGAATAATCTACAGCGCCCGCATGGTAAAAGACGAATCAGCGCGCGAGTATCAAGCAAGTTGCGGCTCGCTTTCACTCCGCAACGCAAACGTGCCGCGTCCCAAGCAATTACAGTCCGCAAGGGATATCCCCCCCGATATCCCCGGGGGATCGTCGTCTGCATTTGCTTCTGCATTTATATATAACAAGGGCTCTATGTTAGGACAGAGCGCAACACCGGAAAGCGAAAAGCAAAGTGCAAGATCAACACCGGGATATACATCCCTGAACAGCAAAACCGAACAGCAACCCCAAGGCAACGGCGAAGGCTACACCCCGCCCGCGCCACCGATCAGCAGCGTGCCGCCAGCGCCACGCGCCCGCCTGCCTTGGTTCGCTTCCGACGCCGGCATCATCGCCAAAGGCAAGGCGATCGATCTGCCACCGGAACAAGGCGAAACAAGCGAGCATTACCGCGATCGCATCCGCGCCCGACTTTCGCAGTTGCAAGGCGACCATTGACGCGCGTATAACCGCAATTGTCAGCGCAAGTCCGACAAAACGAGCCAGCAACGTGCCCAACCCTCACCCCGCACCGTCCGACGCAACAGCGATCGATCTGAGCCCATCAGCGGCGGGAATGTAGCGCCATGCCCGGGCGATCCCTCACCCCGCCCGACGTCAGAGCAGCAAAGCGCGCGGCGATGATCGCCGAACGGGCACGCGCACGCGATCGCGCTAACGCGATCGGAGCGCGCCTGAACGCGATCTGTTTGCGCATCATCCGGGCCGTCGGCGCTGGCGATGATGTTGCGCACGCCAGCGCATCGCACGGCATCGCGGCGGGCGTGTTTTGGGATGCGCTTTCGCAGTCTCCGGACTTGTGCGTTGCATACGAAAAGTCGCTGCGCAATCGCGGCGCGATATACGGGGAGCAACCCGCAGCGCTTGCCGATGACTCGCTGCGCGATCCGGTTGCGTTTTACACGGATAAGCACGGCATCAAGCGCATCGATCCTGCGTTCGTTCAACTGCAAAAGTTGCGCGTCAACGCGCGTCAATGGGATGCCGAACGCTTGCGGCCTGATCTGTACGCGCCGCCGTCAACGGCGAGCCAGCGCGGGCCGACGACGATCAACGTCACGGTGCAGCGTTTCGTCGTCGGCAAAGATCAGCGCGCATCCATCGATGCGAATGCCGACGACGACGCAACTGCCGCGATCGACGCGCACGCTGCAAAGCAAAGCGAGCGATCGTGAACGCTGATGGCTCGCTCAACATCGATCTGCCGTACCGCTGGGCACCCCGGGACTATCAGCTTGGCGTTTGGGGAGCGCTAGAACGCGGCACACGCCGCGTATGCGCGATCTGGCACCGTCGCGCAGGCAAAGACGAATTCGCGCTGCGCTGGACTTCCTGCGCAGGCCATGAGCGAGTAGGGAATTACTGGCATATGCTGCCGAAGGCGAGCCAAGCGCGCAAAGCGATCTGGACCGCCGTTAATCCGCACACCGGCATCCGCCGCATTGACGAAGCATTCCCCCTGCCGCTGCGCGCGACGACGAACGAGCAGGAAATGTTCATCCGGTTTACGAACGGATCAACGTGGCAAGTTGTCGGCAGCGATAATTTCAATTCGCTGCTCGGGTCGCCCCCTGTTGGCGTAGTGTTCTCCGAATTTTCCCTAGCCGATCCGCAGTCGTGGAGTTTGTTGCGTCCGATTCTTGTGGAAAACGATGGTTGGGCGTTGTTCATAACGACGCCGCGCGGGCGCAATCATGCGTACAAGATGTACGACGGGGCGAAGTCCGATCCGAATTGGTTTTGCGAACTTCTGACGGTTGCGGACACGGGTGCGATTCCTCTCGATCGGATCGAGCAGGAACGGAAGGAAATGACGCGCGAAATGGGCGCGGACGAAGCGAATGCGATCATCGAGCAGGAATATTTTTGTTCGTTTGATGCGTCGTTTCCGGGGGCGTATTTCGGTTCCTTGATGACGCAGGCGATAGGGGAAGGTCGGATCATGGAGTTGCCTTACGATCCGCGTGGGGGCGCTGTTACGGGCTGGGACATTGGCTATCATGACTCGACGGCGATTGCGATTGCGCAGGAGGTCGGGCCGTGGGTGCATTTCATCGATTACATTGAACACTCGGGGAAGGGTGCGGACTTTTTTGCCAAGACGCTGCGCGAGAAACCGTATGCGTATGACGAACACTTGTTGCCGCATGATGTAGCGGTGCATGAATGGGGGGCGAACGGAACGAGTCGGAAGCAGGCGTTGCTGGATTTGCAAGTGCGGCCCCTGCGCGTCATGCCGCGAACGAGCATCATGGATCGCGTCAATGCGTCCCGGATGATGATTTCGCGATCGCGTTTCGATAAGGTCAAGTGCGCACGGCTGGTCGAATGTTTGCAGCAGTATCACAAGGAATGGGACGACAAGAAAATGATGTGGGGGGACAACCCGGAGCATGATTGGACTTCGCACGGTGCGGATGCGTTTGGGACGCTGGCGCAGGGTTTCCGGGGCTCGCAGAATCCGAGAATGCGTCCGAAGGTGGAGAAAAAAGCGCCGATGGCGCGCGAGTGGGCGGGGCGCAGCGTGAATGCGTGGATGGTTTAGAAAAAAACATCATCAGGAGAATGAAAATGCTTGATCCGAAAGTGCCGTTGGCGACGTATGTGGGGAGCCCGAAAATCCGTGTTGTGACGCCTGACGGCAAGCGCGTCATTGCGTGGGGAAATATCCTGCCGGCGACGGCGGACGGGGCGAAGCGGCAGGAGGCGGCGGTGTGCGCGTCGTTCGTGAAGATGAAGTTGCAGATTGCCGACTTCATGACGGTGCAGGAATTCAATCGCGTCATGGGCGGGAACGGACCGCCGCGCTACAACTTTCACACCGGGTATTACTACGATTACGGTGCGTATCCGGACGGGCATCCTTCCGGAATTCTGATCTGCACGGATGATCGGGTGCTGGTCGCGAAGTCGCGCCCGCCGCGTCCGACCAAGCAGGACGACAAGGCCGATCTGAAAGCGGCGGAAGATGCCGAAGGCGACGCCAGCGAGTACGGCATGGATGATGAATCCGCGCACAAGGCGCTTCCGGAGCCGAAGGCCGGGGCCGCCGGGGCCGCCGGGGCCAAGGACGTTGGCGGGACGGAAAGCTAGGCGTGCCGCTCACCAAGGGCAAGTCCCCGGCAGCATTCCAGCAGAACGTGAAGGCTGAGATTGCTGCCGGCAAGCCGCCGAAGCAGGCTGTCGCGATCGCCTATTCGGTCAAGCGCAAGGCAGGCGGGGCCGATCCGCCGAAAATGAAGCGACCGCAGCGCGATCCCTACGACAAATAGGGCTCGCGCATGGTCGTGGAGGGCGATGCGATGACACTAGGACTTGGCTTTTGGATTCTGATGCTTTTCTGGCTGGTATTCGGTTTCTGGCAATACCGGGCGACGCCGACGAACTATCCGCTGGTCGGCGGGAACGTGCTGCTGTTCGTCCTGCTGCTGCTGTTGGGCTGGCACGAATTCGGCGCACCGATTCACGGTTAGGGTTGACGTACCGGCATGGGAAACGGGCCGACTCCGCCGCTGCTGAATTTTCCAGCGGTCCCCGGAACGCCGTTGAATGGCGGCGGCGGGGCGGCACCCGGCCTGCCGGTCGATACCGGACCGCCGCTCGATCCGGACGCGCGGCCCGCCCCGGAAGGGCTCGTCAATCCGTCGCTTGAGCCCGATGACGACGGCTACGATCCGCGCGAGGATGCCGACGTTGTAGTGCGTGCCAAGGAACGATTCGATTACGTCTGCTCGGTCGATTCCGAGAATCGGCGCAATCAGGCCGACGACATGAAATTCGCGTGGGAGCGCGGCGCGCAATGGCCGGAAGAAAACCGGCGTGCCCGCGAGACGGCGAACCCGAAAAGGCCGTGGCTGGAATTCAATCAGACCGGGCCGTACATCAAGCGGATCACGAATGAGCAGCGGCAGAACACGCCGGGGCTCACCGCAAGGCCCGTCGGCAGCGGCGCATCGAAGGAAGTCGCGCGCATCTACTCGGGCCTGATCCGCAACATCGAGTATTGCAGCAATTCCGCGTCGATTTACGACAACGCGATCGAGCAGGCCGCGACGGGCGGGGCCGGCTACTTCCGGATCGTGACCAAGTACGAAAAGGAAGATTCGTTCAATCAGTGCATCGAAATGCGCCCGATTCCGAACGCGCTCGCGGCGATGATCGATCCGGATGCGCAGTTGCCCGACAAATCGGACGCCAAGTACGGGTTCATTTGCGATTGGATCGACAAGACGACGTATGAAAAGGAATGGCCCGAAGATGCGCGCAATCCGTCGTCGTGGGAAGCGCAACCGGACTCGATCGACGCGCGATGGTACAACGGCGATCTGATTTGCGTTGCCGATTACTTTGAAGTGATCGACGAAGATGCGGAATTGGTGCAGTTGTCCGACGGCAGAACGATGTGGAAGGATGCTTTTGACGCGGAGCAGAAAGCATTTGACGAACAGCAAGCGCTGATGCTGGCGCAGGCTCCCCCGGGGATTCCGATGGGGATGCCGCCGATGCCGCCGACGGTCGTGCGCAGCGACAAGCGCACGCGCCCGCGCGTCGATTGGTACAAGCTGTCGGCGAACGATTTTCCGCTCGCGAAGTATCAATGGGCCGGCAAGTACGTCCCGATCGTCATGGTCCCGGGCGACGAAATTGATATCGACGGCAAGAAAATCCGGCAGGGCGTGATCCGGCGACTGCGCGACGCGCAGATGATGTACAACTACTGGTTCACGCTCGCCACGGAGCGCATCGCGCTCGCGCCGAAGGCACCGTATGTCGCCCTATCCGGCGCGTTTGAAGGCCATAGCGAATGGGACTCGCTCAATACCGACAATCATCCGTACCTTGAATACGAAGCCGTTGAATTGCCCGACGGCACGTTCGTCGCGACCGCACCGGCCCGCACGGAGCCGATCGCGCTCGATCAAGGGCTGGTGACGATGTTGCAGCTTTGCTCGCAGAACTTGCGCGACATTACGGGACAAAAGGATGCGGCGCAGCCGAATCCGAATGTGCCGTGGCGCGCGATTCTGGCGGAGCAGCGCAAGGGCGACCTTGCGACGTTCCACTACGGCGACAACCTTGCCCGCTCGATCCAGTTGGCCGGCAAGATGATCGTTGACCTGATCCCGAAAATCTACGATACGCAGCGTGCGCTGCGCATCATTGACGAAGATGGGACCGACAAGCAGGTTCCCGTCAACGTGCGGACCGCGCCCGGCGCGCCGCCGCAAAACGATATGACGACGGGCGATTACGACGTTGTTGTGACCGTCGGGCCGGCCTATGCGACGCGGCGCGTCGAAGCGGCGAACGAAATGCAGCAATTCCTTGAAGCGATGGGACCGGACAAGGCCGCGCTGATCGGCGATCTGTTCGCCGAAATGACGGATTGGCCGAACGGTATCGGCGACAAGATCGCCAACCGCTTGAAGGCGATGCTGCCGCCGCAGGTTCAGCAGATGGAGGCATCGAGCCAAGACCCCGCCGTGGCATCGCTGCAAACCGCGATGCAGACGCAGCAGCAGCAGTTTCAGGGACAGATGCAGCAAGTCATGCAACACGTTCAGCAGTTGACGCAGCAGAACGAAAAGCTGCAATCGGAGATTTACACGGAGCGCGTCAACACGGCGAAAGCGCAGTTGCAGTCGATGCAGAAGGTCGCAGCGGCGGATCGCTCCCTGCAAGTGCAGCAGTTGGAGACGCAGGACGAAATGATGCACATGGCGATGGACAAGCAGGAGTTGACCGCCAACATCAAGAATCAGAACGTCGAAGCCGTGATCGACTTTCTGGCGAAGGTCGTCGTGCCGCTGATCGTCGCGCAGCAGAAGCAGGCGGAGCCGGTCGGTCCGGAAGCGAATCAACTGGCGGCAGAAGTGTCGCCGCAGGGAGCCAACGCATGAAGGTGGACAATTTCATTCCGGCACCGGGCAAGACGATCACGATCGCCGTCGGGGCCGCGTCGGCGGTGACGCCGCTGCCGCAGACGGTCGCGCCGATCGGCGGCGTCTCGCTGGAATTGCAGAACAGCGGCGCGAGCGCGATTTTTGTCGAAATTGGCGGGCCTGACGTTATCGCCGCGACGGTTGCAACGTCGTATCCGGTTATGCCGAATCAATCGAAGATCATCGATCGGAAAAACGGCGATACGCATATTGCCGCGATCGGTGCGGTCGCCGGCCCGGTCAATCTGTTCGTCTCGGCAGGCGTGGGGAGTTAAGCCATGATGCGCGGACTAGCAACGCCGTCAGGCCCGCTTTCGGCGCAGGCCGGCAATTCTACCGGCCAGCCGGGCGATGCGACCATCAACGCGCCAGCGGGCAAGGTCGCAATGGCCGCTGGTACGTCGCAACTGACGGTGACGAATTCGCTGTGCAAGGCATCGAGCCGCGTCTTTACGCAAGTGGAGACGCCATTTCTCGGTCCGGTTGCCGTGACTTGCACGCCGCATGACGGCTATTTCGTTATGAATGCCGATCAGAATGCGGGCGGTCCGCTGACGATCGCCTTTTTGGTGACAAACTGAATGCTGCGAAGCGCAGGCGGCGGCGGGCTCAATCCAGCGGTTCCGCTGACGCAGAATTTTATCGACAACGGCACTTCGCCGGGGCCGCAGACGATGAACGTGCCCAGCGGAAAAATCTGCATCGGCGCGGGGCAGTCGCAAGTGCAAATCAACAACAATCTCGTAACGCCATCGAGCCGGATCAACGTGCAACTGGAAACGATCGATGCGACATTGAAAAGCCTTGTCGTGCAACCGTTCTCGGCGGTTTTTCAGGTGAACGGCAATGCG